CGCTAACGTAACCAAAGCATTCTGAACACTTTGATCAGATATTCCTGGGACAACTGCTAATGATATATTTAGCAAGTCATCATCTAGGGCATAGATTCCCGTTTTCTCAGCGGGCGTTCCTATTATTGCAGAAACTCCATCTATTGTTCCAACGTCGCCACCAGCCAACTCGTAAGTTCCATTTATTAACTTAACGAATCTTGGATTTGCGCTAGGAGATATTTGAGTTCCAGCCGCATTCTTTATACCTATAGTTGGTGGTAGATTTCCTAAAGTAGATATTAAAGAATTTAAATCAGCAAGTCCATTAACATTATTTATTGATCCTACGCCAGAGCATAGTTCAGCTTTAATGTAATCTGAAACTTTATTGTCAACTCCAATATTTATTACATTCTCTATGAATGTGGTGCCATCAAGTATAGAAACTTTATAAGTTTCAGAGGCTATACCTTCGTTATTTACAGTAATAAACGACTTAGCACCACCAGCGTTCTCAACTTCGATGCTAACACCGAGTGTTTCCCCTGTATTTGAATCTGTAGTTAAATTATATCCGTCTCCATCATACAATGATTTAACATAATAATTTAATGCTGAGGTGTAGATATTTGCTCCACTAGCGGTTATGTTGTTTTGACCAGAAGCAGTTGGGTCTACCTCTCCTGAGCTTACGTATAACTTGCTTAATGAACTTGTATTTGCGCTGACTGAAAGAGTCGCATTTGCACCAGCGTAAACAGATACTAAATAACCAGTATTACGGCTATTTGCATCAAAGAACATAAACATATGATCAGTTGATGAATCTCCGTTTCCAATTATCTTAGCCATAGCGGAGGCTTGCCCGATTGCGTCATTTATATTTGTAGTGGATGATGCTATAGTTACTGCTTGATTATCTAATACTAATACACCCTCAGAATCCTTTACGCTTACTTTTAATGCAATAGATGAGTAGGTTGTTCCGAATCCGCTAGCTTCAAACTTTATTGCAGGGCAGACACCAAACTCAACTTGAGCTGAGGCTTCAAGTGCATCAGCGGGAGTTGCTCTGACGAATCTTACCTGATTTGTAGTTTCAAGTATTTCTAATGCGCCTTCAAGTCCCTGGCCGTTCAAGCTCTCATTAGGCTTTCCAAAGACTCTCAAAAGATTCTCTTGGCTAGTGATTAATGTGGGCTCATTCGTTGGACCTTTTGACGCATACCCAACAATACCGACGATTGATGACTCGATATTTGGTGGGTATGCTGAATTATCCTTTTCCAGGAAAACAACTGCGGGACTAGTAGGGATTCCAGCCATTTAAGTATCCTTTAATTAACAATTTGTAGTAATCTTCTTTTATGAAGATTTCTTATCTGATCCGTTATTTGAGACTCGGATAAAGTTATAGACTTTTTAGGCTCCAGCCATATAGTCTCAAAGTCCGCCCCATTTTGAATTACTAAGGATAATCCTTGAAGTGAGTAATTTTTTATGGTTTTTGTGACCTGAGCAGGGGCACCAGCCACAGGGTTTGAATTAAGTCTTTTAATCATAAAATTCTCTAATAGTATTTACCCTTGTAATCAATAAATTTAAATTAAAAATTTTTAATAAATTAAATTATAATTCCTGTATAGAATCTACTCCATCGCAACTAGAGGAGATATTAACTACGGTTCCATCTATCAACGCCACTGTTAAGATGCAATCTAAGCATTGGCATCCATTGGCGTGCTTGGTCCCGACAGAGCAACTAATAGCTAGGTTAATCTCCTCACCATCGAACAAGCTTATAGGTATAGCACAGTTTGTGCAAAAACACTCTTCAGCGTGGGTCACTGATGCTTGAACTCCGTCTGAGACAGTAAATGTCTCTGTAACATTTTTATCTTCTAATGTCACTTCAAAGTTTAATTTCTCTATTTTACCAGTCCAGGTATAAAGAAATTTTGGACTCTCAATATAGGTTTCTACATTGATAGTAATGGTCTTTTTAAGTATTCTATCTTCCTGGTCATTAGCTTCGTATTGCTGGGCATCACTCTCATTTACAAAGAATGCTTTCGTTATATTGCTGTTCTTAGTTTTTATCTCTAAGTCTGGATTGAATAAAGTTAAAATGTATTCTCTAATTTGATCTAAATCTTCTTTATATTTTGCCCAAATATTAATTGAATACTTTACATCTATTGGTCTTGGAGCTATAGACAGAACTCTTACAGCTTTATTTTTTCTTTTGTGCCAATACTTCTCACTTATTAAAATAGATGAATATCTTCTTCTCTTATCACTCTCTCCCGTGCTAGTCTCGGATATTGTGATAACGGGTAATGTTATATTGTCCCCAATAAATGTCTTGGCTACCGCTCTTTCTTGATTAGCGTGAAAGCATTTAACTTTTATGGAATTATTATTTCTGTCAATGTAGTGAGTATTTCCAAATACGTTTATTAAATTTCTAAGAGTATCTTTAAATACTTTTTGGACATACATTCCAGTAGAGGAATTAGTTTTCTCTATAACTTCATTTAAAACTTTATTGCTTACTGGGCTACTCATAAGGATCCTTCTCCTCTATCTTGGTCTTAATATCATCAGACTCTGGAGTGATTTGAGTATGTATATCTCTGGAATCTCTGAGCAGTTTGGCACTGCATAAGAGGTGGTATACTCCATACATTTCAAAGCTGTCTTCCTGAACTTCAAAGACCTCATATTTTAAGTTTTGAAATTCAGGCTTAATTATATCTCCTGGGACGATTGATCTACCTAACTTTCTTTCTACATGAGATTTGTTAAAAGTAAATTGTTGATCGTTAGTAAGTTCTATTCCAAACTGGGTTAAGTTTTCTTCTACTGGTCTTGGTTCGTAGTGCCCATAAATTCTTATTGGTTCAACGGATATGGCTTTACTTCTCTCTTCCCCGTAGACATCATCTATTTCCACAGTCTGAAAATATTTAAAAACTAATAGAGGCGACCCAGCCAACTTCATTTGTTCCTGATCTAATATATTGAATAAATTTTGATCAGCAACTTTATTAAATAACCGGAATGGACTTTCGTAATCATCCGATTCAGGTAAATTTAAGTTAGAATTGAACTTAGAAAAATTGGTCATGTTATCCCACTATGAACATTGGCCTCTCTTCAATCTCAAGCATAAGCTCTTCCATGAGTTCTTTTTTCTCTTGAGAGCTTTCCCCTACCAATACGCCTCCGTCTAACTGCGCGCCACCACCAGGGCCAGGGAGGCTTCTATACTTGCCTCTTATTCGCCCTAGAACTCCCTTAGCACAGGCTAAAGCATATCTTTGAATCCAGTTTCGATATGCATGATTTAATGTGTTAGAATCTAACGCCCGATATTCTAAAATAACTGGGGTTGGGGTTTCTGTGGGTGCTGGGTATAACTGTAAGTATCTACCGTTTATAACCGACCAAGAGCCCTCGTTTGATAGAACTCTTCTCATTATTTCAAGGTATTGCTGAGTTAGGTAGAAATCTCCTATGCCTCCACCTTGGAAGAATCTATTGGTGTTAAAGAACGCTAACGTAATATCAAATGCTAATGATCCTGGAGTATAGTTTAATCCTAGGATGTCTTTTTTATAGCAAACATAACTTAAGTTATTAACCATGAATTGAGGGAGTTCATATATATTAACCCCAGCGGATGCCTCAAATACCGCAAACTGATTAGCCCATTGGGGGGCATGGTAATCTAATTTGGATATGCCTTCGTCTATACAAGTTTTAACTTGAAACGGAGTTAATTCAACCGAAACTATAGGATGTCCAAGTTGAGCTAAAACATAATCATAAATTGATTGCTCAAATAGATTAAACTGAACTCCATCAACTTCTAAATTAGTATTTAATTTAGATACGTCAATGTCTCCTGTTTGGGTAAAGTCTGTAACTCTAGATCCACCATATTTACCGTAGGAAGACCCGTAACCTGATATAAGAGGAATTACCATTCTATAAGATATTTAGGTCTGCATTAAAACAAAAAAGCGGGCTTTTTAGGGCCCGCTTTTAAGTTTATTGATCAGTTAAGATCATCCACCAGTTGGGGAGAGCAGACCAGTTGTGTTAGACACGACGTATGGTCTGAGGTAATCGCTGCTTGCGCCAATCAAACGGATAACACGGAAGAACCTGCTAGCTGGGGATATTGCGGCCTTAGCGTAGCGGGTCATGATACCCTTTCTTGGCTGGAAGCTGCCTGGATCAGTTACCATTGGTAGTGGCATCAGTGGGATGTATGGGCAGTATACGAATCCTGCATCCATTGGGCTTCCACCATTGTAGCCGATGATAATCTCGTCTTCTGGGAAGAGAGGATCAACAATCAGATCATACTTGCCAGCGAACTTGCCCTTATACTCTATCTTTCCACCCATGTTGGTTGGGCCATCCTTCTCAGGAAGACCACCTTCCAGCTTGGCGGCAGACTCAAGTAATGAAGCAACTAGTGGCGAGGTGATCAGCACCGTTCCTGGACCACGCATAGTTGTCTTGTAGATATCCTGGCTAGCCACGTTCAGTATGGCGAGCAGGTTGCTATACATCTGACCAGCGTGCTGAGGAGCAAACGTAGTTCCGCCAAAAGCCTTGAGGTCTGCGACGAATACGTTTCTTTCTCTCGCGTCAGTTGAAGTTACACCATAAGCTCCTGGGCTTACATGGCTATTTCCCCAATCAAATTGGCCCAGAGCTGGGCTAGTGGCTCCCTGGGTTGTGCCGTAGCCTGCTTGACCATAACCACCATACAGGTTATTGGTTCTTTCGGCTGGGTCCAATGACTTAGCCATCCATCCACCAACAGTGGCGTTTGTGTGTCCGAAGCCATAAGCCAACATTCTTACGTCCTCAATCAGTTCTCTGTCGATTTCAAGGGAAAGCTCTTTGCTGAGAAGCTCAGTAAGCTCTCTCTCTAGATCGAGGTTGTGATAAGCCTTGAGATCTTGTGAGGCTTCAATTGTCCACAGGGCACGCATCTTGCGAGTTGTGGCAACAACTGGCTGCTGTTCAATGTGGAACTGAACTTCTGGGATTCCCGTTCCGTCCATTCTCTCGCCTGCTGAAACAACCCATCCAAGGGTGGTTCCTGACGAAGGCCAAGAAGCTATCTTTCCACCATAAGTGGTTGAAGGTGAGCCTCTTTGATTGCTCAATACTGATGAAAGGTTAAACGCTGTAGCTCCCGTCACATCTGCAAATCCTAGTCTTCCACTGCCTCCAGTTCCGCCTGAAGTGCTTATTCCCGCAGTAGCGTTCGTTCCATCAGCGGTCTGATAAGTTAAATTCATCTTTGAATAAACTGCGTGACCCGTTGACCCACTCCATCTGCTGTTTCCAAGATAGAATATTTGTGAAACAGGCGCATCCATTGGCTGGGTAGCACCGATGTAGTTGAATACGAGGTTTGGATAGACTCTACGGACGAGAGGGAATGCAAACTTCTGGAACGTGCCGATATTGCCGACTGACGTTGAACCAGTTGAAATCTGCTCTTCGTTAACTCTCTGCGTCTCAGCCAAGACAGCCTTAGCCTGATTCTCTAATAGTTGTGCGGTGACTCTTGCGGTATAATCAGACTTAATACCGTCAAGGGCTTTTGACCACTTCTGAACTAGATCAGGTGATCCACCAATCTTTGATATATCCATTTCTTTTCTCC